GTAGGGCATACCGTATTCTCAGTAAAAAACTTATGTTCTTTAGTAATGTTTGCTACCTTTTGCGATAGCTTACCTTTAAGATTTCCTAACTTACGAAGTTTCTCAGAAGGATTAGAAAAGTTTTCTAACCTAATAGTAGTATCATCTAACGTTTTTTGAACTTTATTATTTGTGGCTATAGTGGTATCAATTTGTGTTGTAAGATCAAGAATTTTTTGATTCTTTTCATCAATTTCTTTTTGACCAAGTTCTTGAAGTTGATTAATAAAAGATTGCTGCATATTGATTTTATCTTCAACAGAATCTTCCTTTAGTTCTAAAACTTTAATCTGATCCTTTGTATCTTTAATTTTATTCTTGATTACATCATTCATGGAAGAGAAGATCTTAATGTCAAGGAGATCTTCAATAACTTCTCTACGACTTGCAGCAGTCAACTGCATAAATGGAACAAAACTACTAGAACCTAAAACAACAATTTGAGTAAACGATTTGTAGTTTAGTTTGAGAATATTATTTTCTAGGTGTCTTTGGTCATCTTTAGAATCTGCATTTTGAGGAAGTTTTTCTTGATTTTTATAAACTTCAAATAAAGTTGGCTTAATCCCACGAACAACTTTATATTCATTATTTCCAATTGAAAATTGAATCTCAACAATACAATCCTTATCGTTTTGAGAATTAATAAGCTGTGGCTTATTAATTTTTCTAAATGGTTTATTAAACAAACCAAAAGTCAGTGCATCAAGAACTGTACTCTTACCTGCACCATTTGTACCAATGATTAAGGTATTTTCATTTTTATTCAATGAGATTTCTGTCCACTGATTACCAGTAGATAGAAAATTTTTCCATTTAATCGTCTTGAATAGAATCATGGTAATCAGGTGGAATTAACAAATCGTCAGGGGTAATAATCATATATGTGTAATCATATTCTTCACATATTTTTATAGTTCGCTTCTCCTCAACTTCAACAACTTCTAACTCTGGATAGTCATCAGCTTCTAAAAGACCAGCAAATCTTTCGGCATCATCTTCTTCAGAAAATAAATATAGAACTTTTTGCCCCACTTCATTTTCAACTGCATATAATCCTTGATTTACATTATCCTTTAGACAAATGACAAACATCAGTCTACCTCGCAAGCTTCCTTATATATTGATTCGATATGTTGCATAATTGTTTTTTTATTAAGTGAAATTTCACTATCTTCAACATACTTATTTAAAATTGAAACTGTGTCTTCAATTTGAGTTAAATCAACATCATCAACATCATTGACAGTAAAGTTCTCTACAATTTTAACCTCATGACAATCCGATGTCAAGAGGCGGTCAATAAACTTATCATACTTTGCCTGATTAGTTTTCTTTTCAACAATCAACTTAACATACTTATCTTTACATTTAGAAAAATCAAACATTTGATAACTTGTATCGGCATAATGTATTTTTTTAAACAAGTGAAAAGGATTATCAATTGTCTTTAGTTTGAGAGTCTCAGTATCGAAGATGTGAAAGCCTCTAGAGTCGTCACAGTCATTCCAATAAAGTTGATAAGGATTTCCCAGATAAAAGATTTTTCCATTGTTACTACGAGTGTGATAATGTCCAGAGAAGACTCTTTTAAATTTAGTAAAAATTTCAGGATCTAAACCATCCTCCATTTGAATCATACCCTTGTACATGGAAAATCCAGTAAGTTGTAAATGTCCCATAGCTACTGGTGCTTTAGATGAGTTAATCATCTTCATAGTCAACTCTTGATTTTCCTCATTAATCCAAGGAATAAAAAGAACTTGAAGATTATCAAAGACAACTTCCATAGGATTTCTAATTTTAGTGATGTTGTCATACTTGTTCAGTACAACATCAATCGTATTGAAGTCATTTGTGTTTTTATAATATGCGGTATGATTTCCAACAACAGTCCATACATGAATTTTCTTTTGTTCTAAAATATTATAATAATTTTTCTTTGCCCAATCTAAACTCCAAAGATCAATTACCTTTCGATTATCAAAGGTATCACCAAGATCAATAAGTGCAGAGATATTTTCATCTTCTAAAGTTGGGAAAAAAACTTCATTATAAAATTTTTGAAAATATTCATGATAAATTTTACTCCCTTTTTTTACACCAAAGTGTTGATCAGTAATGATTGCAATTTTCATCAGTTGTAATTCATTTTATTGTGTATTGCATTTTTGATTCCATTGTATTCAGAATCTGATCCATCCAAAATATTACCATCAGAAACAAAGACTTCATCAAATCCAGACTGTTCAAGAATTTTACTCTTAATGTCAAGTTGTTTTTTCTCTTTTTGAATACGACGAAGAAATGCATAATAAATGATTTGAGTGAAATAAGCAAAAGGATTTGCACGATTAGTATCAAATCTATCAATATATTGCACGCAATTTTCTACGCCATCACAAATCATATCCTCACGAAACATGTAATTGACAAAATTTGGCTTGTATGATAAATGAGTGGCAATTTTCAAAAAGCACTGTCCAATATATCGTGGTATGCGAGGTTTTGGTTCTCCAGATTCTTTTGCTCGGTTTACTGCCATTTTATAGTCAGTCAAAGCGTACAAAAAATCTTTATTGTTGACGTAATGTTCTGATTGGGATTTTTTTCTAGCCATAATTCACTTTCTGCGTGTGTCCATTATAGCACAAAAGTGGGGGGGTTGACAAGACCTTTGAAAACTGCTAGAATAACTTTGCTAAGGTTGATAAAAATATATCTATTAATTATTAGATAATTTATAGAGTTTTTCTAAATCTTCTCTAAAGTCTTCTAGTTTAGATATATATCCTAATTTTTTATTAGGTTTTATTTTATTATTACCCATAGATATTTCCTTTACATATTGATTATAAACATTAATAATTTTATGACTAGTAACTTCAGTCATAGTAATAACTTTATCCATATCAATAAAATATAAACTATCTTCATCAAATTTAATCCAAGGTTCTACTCTAATAATAGTTCCAATAGGACTCTCTTGTTCTTTCATAATAATTGGATGTTCCAGTACTAAAATAATTCTATCCTCTTCAGGTGAAGCGCATACCATTGACATGATTTCTTCACCTGATACTAATTTCAATACTGCTAAGAACTCATTTTCCATTTGATTTCATATTAATAGATACAATTTCATAATTAAAAGATTCTTCATTGTAAATTTTAATTCTTTCCATAAGGTGATTTAGCGTATAGTTTTTGATAGACTTTGTTGAAATATCATCAGAGATATCATATAATACTGCTTTATCTTTCTCGTTACTCTTACGTAAGACTCTACCAATAGACTGTAAATTACGAATTCTAGACTTTGATGGAGAAGCAAAGATTACGTTATGAAGTTTTTTAATGTTAATGCCTGTACTGAAGGTTCCATAAGATGCTATAATTATAGCATCATTTTCTCTTTCAGTGATTTTACGAACCTCTTCACGTTCATCAACATTCACACCACCATGAACAAAAAATACTTTTCTATTCTGTGTGCTACTATTTATGATGTCATAAATTACCTTACCATGAGCTTCCACTCTGCTATAAAGAATCAAAGTATTTCCTTTAAGATCTAGAGATAAATTTTTGATAAAATTGTTTCTTTTATCATGACCAATTAGGTATTGTATTTCTTCCTCATATGTGTTAAACTTGTGAGAATCGTGTTTAAGTAGAAGAATTTTGATGTCAAGTTTGGAAACATGTCCCTTATCGATAAGCTCTTTTGTTTTAGTTACATTATAAGAAGGCCCAAATAATCCCTCAAGAATCCACTTATGAGTTTGAGTTCCATCCAATGTTCCCGTGAATCCAAATCGATATTTACAATCCAGAAGTTTTGTCATAATATCGATGAGTGATTTTGATTTAAACAAGTGTGCTTCATCACCTACTACTACATCAAAATCTGAATACCAACTTTTCTCCAACTTGTAGATAGATTGCCAAGTTGTTATTGTTATTGGCATTTCATTGCTCTTTTCTCTTCCAGAATAAATTCTATGACAATATTTTTCAGCATCCCATCCATAGTCCTGGAAGTCTTTGAACATCTGTTCGACCAAAGATGTCGTTGGAACTACGATCAAAATCGACATTCCACGTTCAGCATAATATCTCACAACAGAATAAATCATCAAGGACTTACCTGATGCAGTAGGAGAAATCATCAATCCCCTATTGTAACGCAGTGCTCTGTAAACAGCATCCTCTTGATAATCTCTAGGAGCATGTTTTGAGATCTTCTTCATATAATCTGACACCCCTTCACGAGATACCATATCGTTCACTTCAAAAGGTACACCATAAAACTTATTATCACGAAACTCATATGTGTAATTGTGTTGTTCGCAAAACGTAACTACTTTATCTAAAAGACCAACATATATTTCTCCAGTATGTGTAGAAAACAATCTAATCTTTCCATCCCAATACCTCTTTCGATACTGAGGCATAAACTTGGCATTAGGTACTTCAAACGTAAATCTATCTGACAATTCTTGAAAGACGTGTGGTTCAGATTCAATACGCAGAAATACTTCGTTCTTTTTTGAGATGATAAGATGACTCATTAACTATATCCAGCAGTAAATTTTTGAAATTCAATAGCGTTTTTAATTTGATATGTGCGGTTCAGAATAGTTTTTAAAATTTCCTCAAGATAGTCCATCATTGTTTCATAATATTCACATTTCATTCTGAGATCGTTTAATTTTATATCAGCCTCCATGTATCTTGACATTGTTTCTTTATCACGGATTTTGTATGGAAAGGGTTCTTCTACATAAACTTCTTGTTCTGCCTTTCCACTATAAAATTCATAACGATTTTTTTTGACTACACTTAAATCGTAAGAACTTTTTTTGTATAAAAGTTTTAAATTATTGTATACTTTAAAATATTTTGCGTGTAGTCCTGGGATTTTTAAAGATTCCAAATGCAAGTTATCAGGATCAATTTGCGAATCTTGATCCCACATAGTTTGAATTTCATCAAGGGTCATAAAACAGTGCCACTAAGCGATTGTATTTGGTATATGGTGTATTTAAATGTAACAACACCAGTAAAGTATGTATAATCTCTCTGGGT